AAGCCTTGGCGATCTTGTTAGTGAGATGCGTATCGCCACTGGGCCGGGCTACCGGCTGTATTACATGCAAGATGGCGAAAGGGTGTATTTCTTGCTGGTTGGCGGCGATAAAACCAGCCAGAAGAAAGACATTGAGCTGGCCAAGCGCATGGCGGCTGAGCTGCAAAAATAGGAGAGTTCTACCATGGCTGTTAATCAGGAAGCTTATGAAAAACACGGCTTCACGCCGTTCGATATCACCGAGTACCTGGGCAACGCTGAGGTGATTGCTGCGTACTTGTCTGATGTTATTGAAGACGGCGACAACGACGAGCTGCTGCGCGCCCTGGGGCATGTGGCCCGCGCCAGAGGTATGACGGAAATCGCCGGCGCCACTGGGCTGAGCAGAGAAAGCCTGTATAAAGCCTTGAAGCCTGGTGCACAGCCCCGCTTCGACACCATCAACCGGGTGCTGCACGCCCTGGGCGTTCAGTTGCAGGCGGTGCCTGCTGTTGTGGGTAAGAGCCTGGAACACGCTTAATTCCTCTTTTCGCTGGCAGTTATTCGGGATTTCCGAACAACTGCCAGTGGTTCAACTAACAAGCATTCTTTGTTGGTTCGTTACGGCTGAAACGTACCCACAAAGGTGCGCACGGCGCTGTCTTCAAAGCCTTTGCGTAGCAGTTCTTCCAATTCCTTTGCCATTTCTTCTTCGGCGGTTTCCAGGCGCACTATGCGCACGCCGATTCGGGGCTTTTCGCCGGTGATGATGTTCAGGCGTAGGGTGAAGTTGCGTTCGGCCAGGCCCTGGTAGGGCTCGCAGGTGAAGGTCAGAAACGCTGGCAGCTGGTCGCGGTTTTTGGCTTCTACTTCGGCCATGGCGCTGCGGCGGCTGCTGAAGTTGGTTTCTTCGCTGGTGGCTTCGGCATTACTGCCAATGGTGATTCGGCGAATAGCGGCTACAGCCGCGCTCATGGGCATGGGTTCGCCGTGTTCGTTGGTGGCAGCCAGTACGTCTACCCAATCTTCCATCCACTCTGCCAGCGGGCGCTGTTCCAGCTTTTCGCCGTTGATTTTCAGCACTTCTTCAAAGGTGCTGGTGCGTTTGAGTTTCAAGGCGGCGGTGTGGTCGCCGTGGCCTGGGCTGTCCAGATCGCCAAGGTTGAAGAACACGCGGGCAGCCATGGCTTCGGGGTCTACAAAGCAGGGCAGGTCTTCATGCGCGGCTTGTACGTCTTCGCTCATAGCGGCGGCGTAATCCACAAAATCTTCCAATACCGCCGTTTTCATGGTGCCCCGATACCGGCGGCGTTGTCCCATGAACGGTTCCAGGTCTGCCAGTTTTACGCCTTCGGGCAAGGCAGCTGCGGTGCCGTCACTGGCTTCGGTGATGTAATCGCGCAAGCCTTCGGCCTGTACGGCATTGGCGAAGATGTTCAGGGCGCTGTTGTCTTTGGTGCTGTCGAGTTGCATGGGTTAGTCCTGTTCTCTGCTGTGGTTGGGTTGGCCTTGCTTGGTTAGCAGCTGGCCCTGGTTCTCCGGAAAAACGCTCATGCGGCCACCGGGGTTTACGTGCATCACGCTTTCGGTTTCGTTGACCTGGCTGTAGCTGCCGTTGGCCTCCGGAACTCTGTAGGTGAGCTGGTGCTTTATGCCCACGCGGTAGCTGTTGCCAATGCGGCTCATCTTAAATTTCAGCGTTAGCTCGCCTTTGTCGTCGTAATCAATCACGCCTGCAGCCACGTCGCTGATTGCGCGGGCGATTTTTTCAGCGAACACGCCGCCGTCAAGGTCATTCAGGAATTCGGGCAGGTCGGTACCGCGGTTAGGCTGGCTCATTGAACTGTCTCCATTTGGCTGTAGGTTTTCGGGGTTGGCTTGAATCCGCCCTGCAGGTTCCGCAGGTTGGCTTTCACCTGGTCCATGGCTTCCTCGCCTATAAATTTGTTCAGCGGGCTGCCGTGTAGCATCAGGAAGGTGAGCAGCTGCATGGCCTGGCGCATGCGCAGCGGGCACAGGCTGGCGAAGTCCTGAAGGTTCAGCGGGTGGCTGTGGCCGTCATGCAGAGCCATCAGGAATTCGCCGGCGTGGCGTGCATCGCTGAGTTCGCCGGTGCTGGCAAGCTGGTGCAGCTCGTTCAGGGCGTGTTCTATGTCGGTGGCGCTGGCTGTGAGTGTGAACATGTCGCAATCCTCAGTTTGGTGAGCTATGAACCACACGCAGCCGAGGGCGCAGGCGAGTAACAGAAGGTGGCTGAATATCATTGGCGGCGTTCTCCAGGTGCGGTACATAGTTGAAACCCTCGCTGCGCCACACCAGGCGCTTGCCCTGGGCGCTGGCAAACTTCACCAGGTCTATAACGCGGGTGCTTTTGGGCAGATCAATGCGCATGGCGGTGGTCCTTTTCTGGGGCTCTGGCACTAAAGCAGCCCTGTTGAAGCGTGCGAATGGTGCGGTCTACGCGCCGAATGTGGCCTTTCACAACATTGGTATCGCGCTGGTATTCGCGCACGATGTGCACGGTGCGCAGCCGCACTTCGGTCTGGTCTGCAACCGGAAAGCTGTCTACGTGCTCGTTAATGGCGGCTTGAACGTGGCGCAGCTGGCCGGTAGTTACCGCTTCCCAGATGGCCTTCCAGCTCAATAGCTCTTTTTCTTTCAGCGTTTTCATGTGTGCCCTCGTTACGCGACGTTTGATTGATTCCATTCCGCCTGCGCCTTCTTGCGCTGGGTGTCTATGTACTCGGCCAGATCCGCCGCGCTGATCAGCCACTGGCTTTTCTGCGTGCCCGCCTTGTAAGCCGGTATGGGCAGCTGGTTGCGGCTGGCGCGGGCCTTGGCCATTTTCTGATTCAGGCCAAAGAACTTTTCACAGATGTCTTCCAGCGGAATCTCGGACGTGCCGAACTCGGCCATCAGGGCGAAAAGGGTGCTTATTGTCTTCACGATGCTCTCTCCAGTTCGATTTGGTCGGCGAACTGCTGCCGTAAGAATTCCACGCCCGTGGGCGTTACCAGCGTTTTGGCGGTGTGCTGCAAGCCGCGTGCGGGGTGGTTAAACGCCTTGGTTTCCACCTTGAAAAAGCCCTGCTGGGTGTAGCGCCAGTTGGGTAGGCGGTGTTGGTCAATAATCTTTCGGGCCTTCATGGCGGTTACCATCTTGCGTGGGCCAAGGTTCAGCACACGGGCGGCTTCGGAAAGGCTGATCAGTTCGGGAATCATGCTGCCTCCTTGTCCTCGATTAGCAGGGCGCCAAGGTTTGTGGGTGACAGAACGCTGTTGTCTGAACTGCGGCGGCCGCCTACACGAATGCGGGCCACACGCGGCGTGCGCAGGGTGATGGGGTCGTTTCCGGTGGATGGCACGCAGTTGGCGGCAATCAGCATGGCCAGCACCAGGTGGCGGGCACTGACCATGCCTTTGGCGAAAGCCCGGCTGATGATCAACTGGCGGTTAGGTGCGTTGAATTTTTCCAGCAGGCAAATCATGTGGAACTTCACCGTGCCGGTGGTAATGCCCATGATGGCGCCGATGGCGGAGTTCTCTTTGCCTTCGGCAACCCACAGCAGCACCTCGCGTTGGCGTGGGGTGAGCATGCCGTTGGGGTCGTTTACTTCGAATTCTGAACCTTGATGTGTGACCATAATTGATTATTCCCGATCAATTTTGTTGTAATTCTAAAACAGGTGTTATCAATGGTCAACATAAATGGTGTATAAAATTAGCAAAACAGTTCTTTCTGTTTGGAGCTGGGGTGTGCGGGGAGGAATTTCAGGTACAAAAAAACCCCGGAGGCGTTAGCCTGCGGGGTTTTCGGGTTGTTTTCTTTAGGCTTCTTGTGACGCCTTGCTGGGCCCTGGATAAGGTGGGATAAGGAACCCGCCAAGGCGATCGCGTCTTATTTTTTCAAGCAATCGCTTTTCAGTTTCGTACTGCTCGGGTGCTATCACTTTCAAGATAGCGAGCCTGCGGTAGGTGACAGGCTCTTGATTTGAGGTGACGACTTTCAACATGATGCCTCCCTGGTTTCAGTCCCTGTTATAATTGGACAGATAATGCTGATTAAGATTCGGATCAAAATAGTATTTTCGCTTCACCCAGACAAAACCATCGCCTTTGGTGATCATTGCTACGTCGATCGGGCCGCCTACGGATTCTGTCGCGTAGGTTACCTTTTTTCTAAATGCAATCAAGCTTACGAGCGTCTCTGCCATTTCGGAAAGCTCATCTTTAGGCAAAAACTGTAGCATGTTCGTTACAGGAGAAACATGGTTATCGCTGATGAACTGGTCAAGGCCTTGGTGAAATTGCTGCCCCACCACTTCAGTGATGCTGCGTAGTTTTTCGATAGATATACTGTTTTCAAGGCCTTGCTGAGACAACAATCTGTGAACCTTTTCTGCAATCATCGGCATCGTGTTTTCAATCGATGCGTAAAGAAATTTCTTTATCTGCGGGTCTAATCCGGTCATAAACGCATGTATCATATCGTCCATGGCGAAGGGTATGACCCGGGCGCCAAATTTGTCATCGCTATCGTCGGCGCATTTTGCCGTTTCGCGCAAGAACTTTCCAGTTCCTTCGAAAAAGCCCTGAATTCGAAGGCAGGTTACTTTCGGAAATATCTCGTCTTCGCCGAAGCCTGATATGACGATTCCTGACTCGCCGCCAATTATAAAATCGCTATAAAAATATGTGCAAAGTGCGTCTATAAGTTCATTTATCGATTCGGTTGGTATGTGATCGTAAAAGCCTTGGAATGTTCCCTTGATGATACTGAGCTGTCTATCTGAGTATTTTGCAGTGAGATTTTTAATCACTTGCTCATATTTTCCAAGGTCTACGCATTCAGCAATTTTTATTTTTATTTGCTCAATGATGTAACTGGCAATCTGGCCTGCATCCTTTGGTTTCGTTGGCTCTTCGGCGCTGGCCCGTTCAAACTGGTCAACAACTTCCGCACTTATAATGCCGCATATTTCCTGCGACTTGCTCAATATGAAGAAGTCTTTTTGATAATCTGAAATGGGGCTGCTAGAGCCAGACAGGAAAGCTAGAAAATTAGCAGAGTATTCCCGGATCGTATTAAATGATTTGCCGTTTAGCTGCTTGCGATAAAGCTTGATCAGTGTTTCCCAAGGAATGCCGTTAACGTTTGCGCTTCCGTAAACCATAACCCCTACAGGGTGATGTTTTGAAAGCATAAAAATTTTGTTTACAGTGTTATAGACTTTTTCTTTAGCCCCGCTGCCGGTTACGGTTACAGCGCTGTCTGCGGCCAAAGCAACGCCCGCCTGATTTAAAATAGCTACCTCGGTTGTCATCCTATTCCTTATTTTTTATTGGAAATTCCCTGGAGGGTTGCTGCTTTTTTCATTCCTTCTTACTTGGCGCCCTGGCGTTCAGCATTCGGGCTAATCCTTGGCCGGGTCTACTCGTTGCCTTTTTCGGGCAAGCTTCGATTTTTAGTCATTTCGTGCAGGAAGCTGGCAAGCGAATTGGCCATAGCACTGTTTAGCAATCCGGACTGGCTAGCCTGGCCTAAGACGTCGACAAGGTGGGAATGCTGATCTGAAAGTCTGGCGATGTTGTCAGAGAGGATCACGTGCTTTCCGCCTTCTTTCTCATCGCCAATCTTTTTCGGGCCCTCGCCGAATGCAAGCCACCAGAAACGATAGCCGGTGACATCTGCAAGGCCGCGTAAATTGTCGACGTTGATAGCACCGCGCTTCTTCCAGTTAAGCACAGAAGTTCGGGACGAGTGTAATAGGTCGGCGATCTCGAAGGCTTTTAATGGGCCTTCTTCAATTGCTTCTCTGAGCCGTTCCGCACGGGCGTTGTTTGGGGGATCTAATGCCATGTTGTGCATTGTAGTGCTTGACCTCAACTTGTGTGAGCGTTTAAAGTTGATTTTAAGTAATCGCGCTTATTAAAAATCATCTTTGTTGATATGAGGTTTATCATGGTTTTACCGATTGTTGATGAGGTTGCTCGTGAGCTCGGTGGTCGCCCAAAGCTGGTGAAGCTTCTGAATTGCACCAGGGGCAACCTGTTCAAGTGGCGTCGAATTCCGGCCCGCCACGTTCTGTCCATCGAGGCCGCAATTCGAGAGAGCGGCGGAACGATAGACCGTTATTACATGCGGCCTGATATTTACGGCGATTCTCCTAATTCTAATGCGCAGAAGTCTGTTGCGTAACTGACCGCCTGGAAGGTAACTGCCTGTGCGATCACAGTGGAATAGCAACGAGGACGCAGCGCTGCAAGGCCTGACGCCAGAAGCCCAGATAATCTATCTGCGGGGCTTTCGGCGTTATGTGGACTACGCAACCGGTGTTGCCGGTGGGCACAAGCGCAAGCTGTCTTATAAAGCCTTGGCTGAGCTGATTGATGTAGAGCCGGACTGGGGTAGCAAGCGCGAGCGCGGCGATGGCCCCAGTCTGGGCCGTGTACGGGCCCGTGTTGCCGAGCTACAGCGAGCGGGCATGGTGGTGAACCACGGTTCGTGCCGGGCTTTGGGGCTCGTTTTTTTGCTTCCGTTAGCTGGCCTAGGATTAGTCCGTCCAGAAAAGGAACAACACCAAAATGACCCCAAGGAACAACACAAGGAACAACACGTTAATAACGTGGTTAAGTTGCCGGAAAGTAAAGAAATACATCCGCCAGAAACACCGCGGAACAACACAGGGAACAACATAGCAAAAACACCGAGGAACGACACACATCTGTATAACTATACTTTACTTAACTCTAATGACGCGGGCGCCCGCGAAATTGAAGCCTGGCCCGACACCTGCAAACCCAAAACCCCCAGTGACTGGGGATCTTTCCTTGGCCGGGAACGCAACTGGGCATTCCATCGCGTTTCCAGGCCAAAGCTAATCATCCTGTACCAGTACTGGACCCAGATGGGGCTGTCGGTTGGTGACATTCGCCTGATCATGGCCAGTGCTGAAGCGAACCTGGGGCGCATACCAGACGGCCCCGAGTATTACCGCACGTTTGCAGAAACCTACGCCCTTGAGCGGGACAGGCATAACCACACCCAGCAACAGCGAGGCAACCATGGCCCAGGCGCGCCAGATTCACAGCATCGTTCAAAACGTGAAGAGCGAGCTGCAGTGCAGAGGCAGCTCACAGACCCCGACTACGCAATGCAGAACTGGTGATAACTTCACCCGTGAGCAAAAGCAGAAAACTGTGCTGTTTTTCAACCGGTTGCAGCTGATTTACGGCAACCGCTTCACCGTGCAATGGCCAGATGAAAAAACAGTGATGCTCGGTAGGCGTGAGTGGGCGCACCAGATTGACGAGTTAACCTGGGACCAGATGGGGCAGGCGCTTGAGCGGGCAAAGGCCAAACTGATTGCCGGTGATGGTGATTACTACTGGCCGGATGTTGGCCGTATTCTGGGCCTGGCGAAAGATAACCGCTGTGCAGCTTACCAGGTGTTCGATGTGGCCTTGCCAGAAGGCGATGGGGTGAAGCAGGCAAGGCAGAAGGCTGGCCGGCAAGGCATGTCAGGCGTGTGGGCGCTGATGGGGGCTGGCCATGCTGAGTGATACACAGCAGCGACTAGAGGCTTGGGGCCACTGGGTGCGGGCCGGTAGCGGTGTGGCTATGGGCATGAAGGGCGTGAACCTGGCCGTAGGCACCAGCATTGCTATGCCGGTGTGTAGCGATGATGACGCCCTAAGCGTAGACCGCGCCATTGCACGCCTGAAGCACCGTGACCCCACTATGGGCCGCGTGGTGACCATGGCGTACCTGGGGCGTTGTAGCTTAACCCGCATAGCCGGGGAGGCTGGGTTGGGCAGCCGTGAGCGGGCTCGGTACTTGTTGGGGGCTGGTGAGGCGTGGGTTGATTGCGCCATTTGTACCGATTAGATGATTTAAAATTAACTTTATTGACAATCTGCATGCAGATAACTACTCTGGTTCCCGTAAGATCCGAGAAGTGCATCTGAGTTGTTTGCTGTACACAAAACCCCTTTCCATGCCCGGCCCAGTGCCGGGTTTTTTTATGGCGAAACCACATGCGCGACGTTTACCAGGATATTGACGAGCTGAGCAGGGTCAGCGTTTGCTTAAAATCGGTATCCGTTCCGGCAGGTCGCGCCAAACGGTTGCGGCGGGCTAGGTGGGGCTACTTGGCTGCTCTTACTTTGATGGGTGTCGTGTTTTGCGGTGTTCTTGTTATCGCTACAGCATATCGCTGCGGCTGTTTTATCTGGCCTTGATCGCGTGAATTTTTTTGATGAGCTTTATGCAACTTTGGTGGTGATTGGGCTGGGTGGCGCCTCGATTTTTGGAACCTTATTCGTTTGTAAGTTCTGGATTATGGCGTGAGGCGCCAGCGTTTAGAGAAATAGGTTTGCCGCTGTCTCGAAGAAGTAACCTGTTACAAAAGCGAGCCCTCGAAAGGCCCACTGTTTCATTTTGTATGCCACGGTTTCGCGGGTGAGCTTGTCTTGCAGCTGGTCTGCGTACTCTAGCCCTTTCAGGGTAGCGCCACGCCAGTGCAGGTTAGCAATCAGATTACCAGCCACTTGGTTGTTGCGCCGAACAGCTCCGTCAGCATAGCCAGCGCCAATCAGAGCCGCGGCTACATTCGTTTCATCTGGGCCGCTAGGGCCATTCTGGAGAACATTTATGCACAGCTGGCGCCAGTTTTTCTTTTGGTTTTTCATAGGTGTTGTCGTTTCCTTTGTCATACGTTGGCTAGGGAGCTGATTGCGCCCTGATGTGGTGCAAGGCTCTTAGAAGTTTAGCAATCGAATTTATAGCGAGATAGCAGAATGAACCGACACCTACTTCTGGAACAGCTGCAGCGCCACGAGGGCCTGCGCCTGAAAGCCTACCTCGACACGGTAGACAAGTTGACCATCGGCTATGGCCGCAACCTGGATGATCGTGGAATAAGCGCTGACGAAGCCGGTTTCATGCTGGATAACGACATAGACCTGGTGGTTGCCGAACTGGAACGCCTGCCGTTGTACCTGTCGCTTAACCCAGTGCGCCAAGCGGTGTTGGCCAATATGTGTTTCAACCTGGGTATGCCACGCCTGCTGGGCTTCAAGCGCATGATTGCCGCGCTGTGCCGTGAGGACTTCCACGCGGCAGCGTTTGAGATGCTGGATAGCAAATGGGCTGACCAAGTGGGTGAGCGCGCTGTTGAGCTGGCTGGGCTGATGATCACCGGGGCGGTGCCAGGATGAGTTCAGATGACCCGGAAGATACACCGCAGGATCG